GAACAATTAAAAAATATTCTTTATGGATTAACCAATAGCTATGAAAAAAAACATATTTGTGATTTTAGTGAAAATAGCGATGTTGTTCATGTCAATCCTTTTATTGAGCAAAAAATTCATTTTGATCAAATAAGTGTAAAAAAAATAGACTTTAAACAAACATGCACCCTGGTAGGATTTTTACCATTAAATAATGGTTATGTGGTTATTAGAATAAAATTAAACACTTATCCTTGCGAGGTCGGCGTTCATATTTTTTTGAACGAGAAAGTGGAAGACATTGACCTTGTAATAGACCACCTCTCCGCCCCGGCTCTTTTAAATTCAAAAAATGCAAATGCTGATGGGATGGAACTATTTGATATAGATTATTCAATTACATATGAATCTGAAAAAAATAATAAAATTAATAAACACGATAAAAACATCTATCCGGAAAGAACAGACTGGAGGGGTGAGAATAAAAACTATCTGCACAACATAGAATGTTTCTTTTGTAGAGAAGATGCGGGTTTTGTGTCTATTCATGGGCACCCCGCAAGATCAGTGTTGGTGTGCGAAATTCACAAAAATTATGTAGAGGACAAAAAGTCTAAACAATTTACAGTTAATTATAAAAATAATGAAAAGTATTTAACAACAAAATTTGTTATAAATGATGAAATTTATAGCAAAAATATTAAAAAAGAAAACAAGGATGTATGATTAAATTATGAAAAATAAAATTATTAGTGAAATAAATGAATCTAATTTTGTATTTCTTCAAAACGATGTCATCCCTGAAACAAGTCTCGGTGTTGCAACTAATAAAATTGTAGAAATTCCAAATTTTTTAGATAAAGAACTTGTTCCAAACATTATTCAATTTTTTGAAGAATGCAATATAAAGTGGGGGGACATTGCATTTTATGGTTCTTCTGGTAAAGCAATATCTACTGACGACAGTACTATGCAGCAATTTGGTCTTCCCAATAATTTTTTTGAGAATCTTAAATTAAAATTTCAAGAATCTGTGGAAAAAGTGTTTGAAAGAAAAGTAAGACCAAATACATCTCATGCTCAAAAATGGGATGTTGGCGGTTTTGCAAACCCCCATTCCGATAATTCAGATCATTCAGGAGTTCCAAATGCATTTGAAATTAATAAGTATGTTGGAATTCTTTATTTAAATGGAGATTATGAAGGCGGGGAGTTATATTTTTGTGATAAAAGTAATAATTTAAAACCCTATTTATCTTTTAAACCAAATGCTTTATCTTATTATGTTTTTCCGGGTGGTGTTGAAAACATTCACGGTGTTACTGAAATAACAAAAGGGGTCAGGTACACAATGGTGTCATTTTGGGATTATGCTGAAATTGAATACAGTGAAGAGACAAAAAAGAAATGGAAGGAAGAAGAAGCGCTTGTAAGAAGCCAGCAGGCAAGGCAAAAGGAGGAGTGGGCAAAAGGTAATATACATGCGTGAATACGAAATCTTCTCCAGTAAAATTCTTTACATTAAAAACGCCCTACCCAATTCAGATAATTTAATTAATGAATTAGAAAGAACAAATGAGACAATTAAACAATCAGATGCTATTTCAAAATGGACAGTGTGGAATTCTAGCGATGGTTCTTATATTTTTGGAAATACAAAAAAAACTAATTCTTCTATGATTGTCATAAGCCAAACAGCAATTATTGATATATTTAGAAAACTGCATTCTGCGATGGAAGAGTCTTTTGAATTATACAGAAACACTATTGAAAACAATATTGGTTATTTTTCCGAACTGGGTATAAGCAAATACTTTACTGGTGCCAGTATGGGCAGCCACGTCGATGTTGATCCAGGCAGAGATGTCTTTAAAGAAACTATATCTGGAATATTGTATCTTAATGATAACTATTCTGGCGGGGAGCTAAATTTCCAAGAACAATCTGTTTTTATTAAGCCCTCTTCAGGCAGTGCGGTGCTTTTCCCATCAACACCACCATTTTTTCATGAATCAAAAAGAATAAAATCTGGCGTTAAATACATATGCACTGCTTTTGGCTCATTATAAAAATGTTGTAATATAATATTAAATAAATTATAATTATTGTATGAAAACAATATTTGGGATACTATTTGTATCCTTAACTCTTTCCTCATGTGGTTATGAAGGTCGTTATCGTTATGAATGTCAAGACCCCGCAAACTGGGAAAGTAGCGAATGCAACCCGCCCGAATGTAAAGTGACGGGTACATGCACAACGGACATTATCGGATTTGATCCAAATGAACAATCCGAAGGAGGGACCAATGAATAATAAATATACCCCAGAAGACCTTGATGCAAGGTTAAGATTTGTTATTGGCTGTGTGTTGGGCGCAGTACTCTTTACAACGACATTAGCCATTCTATATGCTCTCGTTTTTGTTTCTCAACCAATTGGTGCACAAGCAGAAAATGACAAAATGTTCTTTAGCGTTCTTTCAAGCATTGCCACATTTATTACCGGCACATTGGCTGGTTTGATGATTTCTAATGTAAAAGGAAAGCAGGCACAGGAAGAAGAGGCTGATATTCCAGTAGAGGAATAATGAAAATCAACTTTAGAAAAGGCTGGTGGACAGCTCTGCCTTTGGCGGTTATTGCTTTAATAACAATTCCAACCGTAGATGCTTCTTCTACACAAGAGCCCATAGCAAATGCTGGCTTTGAAGATAATTCATTTACTGGCTGGTCTAGGGGGGCTCAAACAGGCAATTTAGGATCTGCAATAAATGGCAATGGTACTGGTGTAACTATTTTTAGCGGTCCAAAAACTTTTAGTCATCCATCACATCCAGCAGTAGGTAGTGCTACAAGAAATGGCGCTCCCAATCCATACTATGCCCCAGCGGTATCGGCAGGAAGCTGGACATTCTCCCCAAGCAATGCCTCATACGCTGCTTTGCTGCAACCAAGGAATGAGCAAAATTTTTCTCAAGCAATGACAGCCCTTGGCTTATCTGGATCCCCACAAACAGCAATACAAGCACAATTAACAGCAGATGCGCAAGCTGCCGCAAATGGAGGACAGTCCAATCCAACTGATGCTGCATGGATTACTCGTGAAGTTCAATTGACTTCTGGAATTACTTATACGATGTCTTGGAACTATTTGGGTACTGATTATGTTCCATTTAATGATGGTTCATTAACTTCGCTTGTTGCTGTCTCTACACCATCAACTCCGACAATAACAGTTAATAATTTTAATCGCTCATATGCACTTCTTGGATTTACAAATCCGGGAACTGGAGATTACTCTGTAAACTCATATGGCTCTACTGGTTGGCAAACATCAACTTATGAAGTTTCAGTAAGTGGTACATATAAACTTGGCTTTGCTGTTTTTAATCTTGGAGATACAGCCCTATCTCCAGTATTAATGATTGACAATGCAATAGGTGATACTCAGCGATGTGTTCCTGCAGGTAGCAATTGCACGACCTTTGGTGGAGTTGCCCCGAATAATGAAACAGCTCCAACTGTAGCACCTACAACAACTATCACTTCTACTACAACTACGACTACTTCCACAACTACTACTGTTCCGCCGACTACAACAACGACGGTTGCGCCATATTACAACGCAGTCACAAATCTCACTGCTGTAGCAAACGCAGATGGAAGCATAGACCTTGACTGGGATGCTCCAGCATCAAGCAACTTAAATGTCTACGGCTACTCAGTTAGTTTTTACGACCTTGATGAAATTGGCGGAACAACGTCAGGTGGCTGGGGTGTGTGGACTAATCAAGGCACCAACTACTCGCTAAGTACTGGAATGTTTTCTGGAAGCAACCCCGTAACTACTGGATTTGGACCTGTGCGCTTTGGCATTAAAGCGGGAAATCAAAGTTGTTTCTCTGGCGAAGGCGTAGGTCCGTGTGTATACGGACCCGAAGTAACTGTTGATGCAACTGTTATTGACCCGAATTCATCAACAACTACAACAACTACAACTGTTGCTCCTCAAACAACCTCAACGACTTCTTCAACGACTTCCACAACGACAGTCCCTGAAACAACATCTTCAACCAGTACCACAACAACATCGCCTCCCCAGACTACTACTACAACCGTTTATGTGCCAACAGTCACGACAACAACTGAACCTGAGCCTGAAGAAGAACCAGAAACTACTACAACGACTGAGCCAGAAGTTACTACGACAACTGAGCCTGAGTTTATTCAACCGGAGGATGAAGAGGAGGCTCAGCCTGTTGAGCCTGAAACGACCCTTCCTGATTATCCAGAAGAAGAACAAGAAGGAGAACAGCAGCCAGAACCGATATCCCCAGAAGAAACGACAGAGCAAGATACAGAATCACAAGAGACTATAGTAACACAAGAAGAATTTGAAAGTATTATTGAAGATATATCTTCTGAAGAAATTCAGGCAGAAGATGTAATAGAGGTAATTGATAATCTCAATTCAGAACAACTTACAGAAGTTTTAGAATCTATAGGTATAGAGCAATTAACAGAAGTAATTGATGAATTATCAGAAGAGCAAACCCTTGATCTTGTTGAAAATATTGAATCCGTAGAAGCTTTAGATAATGTTATTAATGCAATTGCTGATTCGGAAGAACCAATTGAGGCATCTGTTGCAGTAGCAATTATTTTAAATGATAACTTTACAGAGATATCTACTGAGGCAGCCCAAGAGGTTTTTGCAAATGTTGATGCTGATTCTTTTACTGATGAACAAAAAGAGGAACTCTCTGAGGCTCTTACGGAAGCTCCTGATGAAATCAAAGAGGCTTTTGAAGAGGAAATTGATGTTTATGGCGGAGGTTTTGATACTTATGTTCCAACAGGATCAAGCATTGATGTTGGCGCAAGAAAAACAGTTATCGCTGCAGTTGCAACATTAACAGCAACGGTTGCCGTTACTGGCGCTGCCGGAGCGTCACCAACAGCACCAGCAGGAGGCTCAGGAGGCGGTTCTGGAGGCTCAGGAGGCTCTTCTAATCCAAGTTCTGGCTCAGAAGGTCGTTCACGAAAAGAAGAAGAGGGGAGTGAGCCAGCAGGTGAAATTGTTGATGCTGAAGGTGAGGATGATGAGCATTATGCTAAAAATAGCATTTACGAGTATTATATAAAGGAGGGAATTGAAATGAAGAAATTTAACTGGTCTGGTTTTATAAACAAACTTTGGAATATAACTGCCGGGTTAGCATTTACTCTTGCAGGTAGTTATGTTGTTTATATTACCCTCTCTGGCGCAACGCAAAGAGCGGCGGGTATTGCTACCCTAATTGCAATATTTATCCACTATACTCACAATATCTTTAAAAACGATATTAACTGATCCAGTTTCCTTATCACAAACAATGGGGTATAATAGAATTATACCCATTGGGGTAGGGAGGTGATCATGTCTACTAAGTCACAAAACTTAGATCAAGCACTTAAGGGAGGCGCACTCGGCGTTTGGGTCTGGCTGGCTACTGTTCAGCTAAATCTTGACGGTGAAGTAGTTGCCGTATTAACACCGGCAATTGCCTACGGACTTGCATGGTTATCAACAAGAGTTGGCGATCCAACAGTTGCTTCTTTCTTAGCAAAGAAGCCTGCGGAAAAGCCCGCTGTTAAAAAGAAGGCATAAGCGATGGAACAGGTCAAAAATATTTGCCTTCGTATATTGGCGACCTTTTCTGCCTCGGGACTTGGAGTTATCGGGGCGGGTACAATTGCTGGCGTTCCTGTTTGGAAGGCGGTTTTTATGGCAGGGATTGCTGGCGTTGCTACCGTTGTTGAAGGTTTATCACGTGAGTTCTTAGATGATGGTAAACTAGATATGGATGAAATCAATGAAGTCTTCAGTAAAGTCGATAAGAAAGCAGTTAAGAAAGAGGAGGAATTCTAAAATGAGCGTTAAATGGAATATTATTGCACCAGTCAAAAAGCCTGCAGATCTTGAAGGCATTGCACCTGGGAAGTTGCCAGAAAAACTTTTGAAGCCAATTAAGGGTGGCGGTAAGTTGCACTGGAGAGCTGCAGATGCATGGGAGGCAATGGTTGAGGCTGCCAAAGTTGATGGCATTGAATTAAAGCCGGTTTCTGCTGGGGATACATATCGCTCATTTGAATCTCAATTAATGGCATTTAGACAGAGATATCAGAAAGAGCCAATTGCTGGAGCTCAGACAAGAACTTTTGAAGGGATTAAGTGGTACAAGAAAGATCCTAAGCTAGCCAGCCTTGCTGCACCTGGTACATCGCAGCATAATAGCGGATTGGCAGTTGATGTTCATACTGCCGCTGAGCCAAAGCGTTTAGATTGGCTTATTGACAATGTTCGTAAGTTTGGGTTTAGCTGGGAAGTTGTTCCAGAAGAACCTTGGCACTTGCGCTATACAGAGGGTGATAATCCACCTGCTGCTGTGATTGAATTTATTACAAAGAGAGATGGGCAAGCGCCCGCACAGCCAGCATCTGTCGCTAAAACTTCAGTTGATGAAGGTAAAATAAAAGAAGAGGCAAAAACTCTTCCTGTACTTACAAAGGGCAATAAAGGGCAGGCGATTAGAAGAGCCCAAAGATTGCTCGACAAGCATGGTTTTAATTGCAAAGATGATGGAGATTTTGGAGCCAAGACGGAAGGCTTGGTCAAGAGCTTTCAATTAAGTCGTGGTATAGAATCTAACGGAATTATTAACCAGGCTACCTGGGAAGCATTGCTGGGTTAATCAATCTTTGCTAATATCTTATAGGAGATATTATGCCGGCAACTAGAAATATAGAGATTTATCAAGGCGATACTTATGCCCATCAACTTGTATTGAAGAATAATGCCAATGCGGTAATAAATATTACTTCTAGAGCTTATTCTGGTCAAATTAGGAAGAGGCGGTCGTCAGACACAATAACTGCTACATTTAATGTAGAAATTACAGATGGTGCTAATGGAGTTGTTGTATTTACTTTATTGCCAAATATTACTGCAAATCTTAGATCAGGTGTTTATGTTTACGATTTTCAAGAAGTAAATGGATCAACAGTTACCACTATTTTAACAGGAAATGCTACTGTTACTGGTGAGGTAACTAGGTAATGGCTGATATTACAACACTGCAATTAACAACTACGCAAGCCTCAAATGTCTCCATAACTACCAATACTACCGTTTTAACACAAAGTAGTGGTACAATTAATTTAGCAAGTTTAATTTTAAGCAATACAGCACCAGCTGATGTAGCAAGAACTGCAAATGCTGGAGTAAGTAATATTGCAGCTAGATCAGACCATGTTCATAGCGCTGGAGATTTATTGCTTGATGGAGGAAATTATTAATGGCTAATAAAATTAGAATTAAGCGTAGAGCGTCAGGCAGCGCAGGAGCGCCAACAAGTTTAGAGAATGCAGAATTAGCATTTAACGAAGTAGATGATGTTCTTTACTATGGTGAAGGAACTGGCGGTGTTGATGGCACAGCCACAACAGTTATTGCCATTGGCGGCTCAGGTGCATTTGTAACTCTTGCATCGGATCAAACAATATCTGGCAACAAAACAATTAATGGCAATGTAATTATTAATGGCACAACATCAGTTGCTACTCCAACAGCTAACGCCCATGCTGCTACAAAACTTTATGTTGATACTGCAGTTTCAAGTGCAAGTTCAACCTTTACAGCTGCCGGCGATACAGGTAATGTTTCTATTTCCGGTGGAGATACATTTACAATTGCTGGTGGTACTGGATTAACATCTGTTGCTGCTGCAACAGATACTGTTACAATTAATCTTGACAACACAGCAGTCACTGCTGCCTCGTATGGTGGCGCAGGTACTGTTGGAACATTCACAGTCGATGCACAAGGTCGCTTGACAGCTGCTGCAAATGCAACAATTTCTATTTCTTCTTCGGCAGTTACGGATTTTACAGAAGCTACGCAAGATGTTGCTGCTGGATTGCTCACTAACGGAACACACAGCGGAATTGCAGCAACATATGATGATGCAAATGCAAAAGTAAATCTTGACGTTGCAGACTTCACAATCACCCTTAGTGGGGATTTGACGGGTAGTGCAACTATTACAAATCTTGCAAATGCAACTCTTACTGCGACAATAGCCGCAGATTCAGTTGCACTTGGTACAGATACGACTGGCAACTATGTCGGCTCTGTTGCTGCTGGCACAGGCGTTTCCGTCTCCAACACCAATGTTGAAGGTGGAACATTTACGGTTGACTTGGCGAACACAGCGGTAACTGCTGGCTCTTATGGATCAGCGGGTTCTGTTGGAACATTTACGGTTGATGCACAAGGTCGTTTGACAGCGGCATCTAATTCAACAATTTCAATTACTGCATCACAAATCAGTGACAGAGCAACCAATCTTGTTACAGGTCTAACTGGAACAGCAAATGAAATTGCGGTGTCAAACTCAGGCGTTGGTGCTGTTACATTGAGCCTTCCAGCCAATGTTACTATTTCAAACAACCTTGTAGTTACTGGTGATTTGACAGTTAATGGCAATACTACAACGCTCAACACAGCAACTCTTGTTGTTGAGGACAAGAATGTTGTTCTTGCTAGCGTTGAAACGCCAACAGACACAACTGCCGATGGCGCTGGTATTACAATCAAGGGCGCAACTGATAAGACATTCAACTGGATTGATGCAACAGACTCCTTTACGGCATCTGAGCATATCAATCTTGCTTCAACAAAAGTATTTAAGATTGCCGGGACAACTGTTCTTAGCGGAACAAATCTTGACAATGTTACTGTCGATGGTGGTACATTCTAAGGAGTCTTGAATGGCTAATGTTGTTAAAATTAAAAGATCAGGCACAGCGAATACTGCTCCAACATCTCTAGAATATGGAGAGTTGGCAATCAATTATGCTGACGGACTTTTATTTTTTAAAGATTCTTCCAACACTATTGTCTCTTTTGACATCAGTGGAACTTTTAACATAACTGAAATTGGTGGGGATTTAAAGAACCTTGAAGTATCTGTCGCTATGCAAACCTTTTAAGGGCTAGAACTCATTTTCTGGTACAATTGAATATTATGGATGATGTCAAAATCAATACAAGTAAAACTCTTACACTGACACTTCCAAGTGACCCTGTAAGCAATGTTGTTTCTGTAAGCCTTTATCATGAATTTGGCTCACTTGTATCTGGTCCAACAAATGCAACAAGAACAGGTACTGGTGTTTATACAATAACATATGGTCAACAGGCTTCTGGTATTTATGTTTTAAATAGTGCCGGGAGGTATAGAGTTGATTTTACATACACAATTTCTGGAACGAGCTATACGCAATCTCAATATATTAATGTGTACACACCGTATGTTGATATCGACACCTTCTTTACAGACCATCCTGATTTAGAAAATGATTACTATGAAAAATTTGATAAAATGGAAAAACGTGTAAGGAACATAATTAATACTTTTTGTGGTCAATCTTTTGACTATTATCCAAATAAATATATTGAAATTTCTGGTTCCGGTAAAAACACACTTCACTTGCCGCATCCAATTAGCGGATTAACAAAAGTAACAGTAAATGTTGGAGATGAAGATCAAACAGTAATTCATGATTCTACAGATGCTACTTTAAATAACATTGAAAAGTCTAAAGAACCTCACAATTTTCAATCAAGCTACTATATTCAATTTAAGAGATCTTTTCTCGATAGTGTGCAGACTTTAATAGTTTCATCAAAATTTGATGAAGGTGATGATTATAAAATTGAAGGTGATTTTGGATGGAAATATGTTCCTGACAATATCGTGCAAGCTGCTGATTTATTATTAGAAGATATGATGAATGGTGATTCTGATTATAGAAGGCATGGCATGACAACTGTTGATATGGATATCCTTAAATATCAAGTTAAGGATTCATTCTATGAATCAACAGGTAATATTGAAGCAGATGTATTGCTTATGGATTACACGCTTTTCGTGATGGATTATGTGGTTTAAATGTCCTATCAAACTTTTTTTCGCTTTGCGCACAAATGCGATATTTACACAAAAACAACAGCTACAAATGCTGCCGGTCAAGAGTATGCAACGTTTACAAAATCGGCTACGATAGGCTTTCAATTTCAAGCCCCGACCACTCAATCTACGTCCTCTAGCGATAGAAGATTGTCTCCGTATGTTGATAATTTTTCAAAATATGAAGGAATAGTTCCAGCGATGTATTCTGAGTATATTAGTTATGATAATAGAATTACAAATATAACAGATTCAAAGGGTACTCAAGTTGATACGGACACATATGAGATCGTTGGCATTCAACCAAAATTTACTTTTTCCGGTAAAAAGCATCATGTTGTTGTATCCCTTAGAAGGGTGGTTGAAACATAATGTTTAATATCTCAATTAAAAGTAATTTTAATAATTTAATAAATAAAGTAGATATGATACCGATCGATATGCAATCGGCAGTCGCTGAGGGTGTCGGGGCGGCGCAATCTGATATAGAAAATGTTATCAATACAAATTATCAGAGCGTTGAAATATCTGCATCCAGCGGTGGTGCGGAAGTAAAAATTGTAAATGGCTTTGAAGATAATTCTGATGAGATTAAAAGAATTGTAATGGAAAAAATAAAAATGTCGTACAGGGGGTTGTAATGACTTTGCCAATTTACGATATCAACTCTCATCTTGCACAGGATCAGGATATTGTGACCGCTGCGGGGAGGCAAATGAATTTTTATCCTGTCGTTGCTCCATCCAGTGCAACTGCTCCTTATGTTGTTTATTATTATAATCCATTGATACCAGATCCAGATCGCCATTGGATGAGAAAAGATGTTGTTAGATATTCAATATTTGATACAGATGTAGAAAGACTGTTTTCAGTATCTGAATTATTTATAGAAATTCTTGGCAAGGCAGATACAGTAGCCAAGACAGGTGGTATAGAGGCTACCGGGCAAGACCGTAGGATATTATCATCAATGCAAACAGATTCCAGTCTGGCTGTGCCATTAGAAAAAGAGGGTTGGTATAGGATGAATTTAGACTTTAGAATATGTAATGTATAAAAAAATATATGGTACAATATATGCTGTATGGAATATATTACAATTACCTATGTCGGGAGAACTCCCGGGTATGTGGCGAAAGTAGGAAGTTCCATATATGAATTCGAATGGAATAAATCTCTCGGTATTGGCAAACGCCAAGGAGAGGTAAATCCAAAAGATATTTCTAAGATCGCTAATTGGCGTGATAAGAAAGGTCGGAAAATATTCCGGCTTGATAAAATAGGAGGAAATACAAATGGCAGTTAATGTCGCAAATATTGTCGTTGGTGAGGCAACCATTAAGCTTGGTCCATCGGCTAACGCAACAACGATCGCTGCAATGGATAACTTCGCTGATGTCGGTGCCACACAAAATGGTGTCGAAATTTCATGGGAGCCAGACATTGTAGATATTGAGATCGACCAATTCGGTGATGCCGCAAAGTTGATTCAGTCCAAAGTTAAGGTGATGGTGAAGACCACGCTTGCTGAGGGAACATTGAACAACCTTGCAATCGCTTGGAATTATGATGATGTCACAGATGGTGACGACATCAAGGCAAACTTCGCAGGTTCGGGTGCAAATACAAACACCTTCCTGTTCGGTTCGCAGAACGTGTACCCACGTGAAAAGGGTCTGGTCATTGTTGGCTCAGCCCCCGGATCGTCGGCAGCAGCAATCAAGACTCGTTCCTACTACACAAAGCGTGCGGTTTCGATGGAATCATCGATGATCAGCATGAAGCGTGCAGAGGCAACGATGTTCACTGTTGGTTTCCGTATTCTCCCCAAGACAGAGGATACAAACTACGAGTACGGCAAGATTATCGATCAGCAATAATTGATTGAAAAATCGTGAAGTAGCCCTCGCAGGCTTCTATCTTGTGATAAACTTGATGGGAGAAGCGAGGGCTTCTTTATTTTACAAACAAGGTAGGTAAACAGTAATGAGTGATAATAAGGACATTTTGGCTGGAACTGAAATTCTTTTTGCAGATGGAAAGAAGAGAGTTATTAAGCCTTTGACAATTCGTAATCTTCGTAAGTTTATGAAGATTGTCAAGAATCTTAAGAACGATGAAACTCTTGAGGATGCAGACATTGACGTAATGGTTGAGGCAGCCGCTGTTGCATTGGCTGTCGTCGATCCAGAACTCGCAGGCGATAAGGAGAAGTTGGAGGATGTTCTTGATCTCAAGTCATTCGGCGCTCTCATGACTGCCGCAATGGGGTCCGACCCTTCCTTCTAGGCGAGGAGAGTGAGGTATCTTCCGACACAAGTTGGGAAGACATTCCTCTCCTCAAATATGAGTCTGAAATATTTATAAAAACCGGAGCTTGGAACAGCATCGGAGAGTTGGAGTCATGTCTTACTCTCAATGAGCTGTTCCTTCTCTATCGTGCAGCTGTTAATGAAACAAGTACTGCTATGAAGATTGCTGCAGCCGCTCAAGGTGCTGATGTTGATTTTGATGAAGACTGGTATAATCCTGCGCCTAAGAGAATTGTCCAAGGACTTGATATTATGCAAATGGGAATTGGTCTTGGATATGAAGTTTCTCAAAAAACTGATTGATAAAACCTTGATTTTATCGACCTAATGTGTAATAATTAATATGGCTGAACTATGTCTGATACACCAACACCGTATGGGGATATAAAATTTACTGTCACTGCAGATACGTCTGAAGCTGCGATTTTACGTCAAAGTTTAGCTCAAGTATCTGCACAAATTAATAATACTGTAAGTACAGTAAATAAGCTTGCCAGTACACAAGCGATGCTTCAAAGAATTACTGCTGGTACTGGTAATAGCACAAAAGTTTTAACTGGTTTAATTGCTGCTAATAATAAAGCGCAAGTTCTTAATAATAAAATTATTAGCGATGCTGTAAGGCATCATGCTGCTTTAACAAAAGAGATTGATAGGCTCGGAACATCATCTCCAAAAGCAACTGCGGCACTAAATGCTCAAGCCAATGCAATGCAACGCCTGACTACCAGCTCGAGAGAGCTGACAAGAGCACTGCAGGCAACATCTATCCAGCAATGGGCTAACAGGGCTAAAGGCTCGTTGACTCAAATGAACATGAGTATTCTTAGGACAACTGCTCAAACACTTGCATTTACAAGAGCCTTGAGAACAGCGTTCTTTAGCTTCGCAGACTTAGAGCAGGAATCTGCAAGAGTTACAAAGCTTATGGTTGACAACTTTGGATCTGGAGAAGAAGCTATTAGGCTTGCTTCTGAACAAACAAAGGAATTGGGTAAGCTTCTTGATCAAGTAACTAGAAAATTTGGAACAAGCAGGGTGTTGGTTCAAAGTCTAGCAGGTGACTTTGCAGAACTTGGCATAGGTGATATTCAAGGTCTTAAAGATCTTGTTGAATTAACAACTACTGTTGAGAAATTAGGTAACGTTGATATTGAACAATCACAAAGATTTGTTGAATCAATGTTGCAAAATATTTTAAGAGTTAAGAGAGAGCAGTATGCAGCAAGAGGTCTTTCGTTAGATTTAACTGACCCTAAGCAATTTAGCAATATTATTGCTGAATTAAGAGGTCAGCTTGCTGAGTTCAACTTAGTTGAAAATAAAACTTCTCTATCACTAAAAGATCTAGCAGACGCATTCCCAGAAGTCTCGGCTGCAGCAACAACATTCGGACTGTCAATGACAGAATCCGCAGCGCTGCTCGCTCCGATGGTTGCTTCTGGTTTCCAGGTCGGCGCATCTGCTAACTCTATCAAAGTTTCATTGCAAAGAATGGTTGCAATGACAAAACAAAATTCAGTAATTCTTGGTGAGCTTAATCAAGCGCTCGGACCAGATTTTGACTACTCTGCTGGTGTAAGTATGGAAAATATTCAAAAGCTTACAGATGGTTTTAATAATCTATTAAACATTAAGGGCGAGCAGGGAACACTGGAGCTGTTTGCAAGATTGTTCGGCGTTCGTCAGGGACCAAGAATGGAAACATCCTTTAGGCAGTTGGCAGTCTTTCAAAAAGCGCTAGGAGAAATGGGAACAACAGAAGCCAGGATTGCTGAAGTAATTCAAAAAAATGTTAATGCGAGATTAAAGTCTGCCGGGTTTGCTGAGACTGAGCAGATTCAAGTAAAAAAAATGGTGGATATCAGTAATTTACACAGAAAAGCTACTGAAAATATTAATGGTCAATATACAAAAAGAGCTAAAATAATTCGTGAGGGTCAAAAGTTAGCTTTTGATGAATTAACTAAAATTTATGGAACAACAGGTGATGAGTCTAAAGATTTCTTAAGCAAAATAGGAACTGAGTCCGGTAAGATATTGATGTCTAGTGCTTTTAGAATTGAAGACGTAGCGCAAAAGCAATTAGAGACTGAATTGCAAATTGGTCTAGATACCACTATAACAAAATTTAGAATAATGAAGGAAGAAATATTGGCGATCGGAAGAGTGATCGTAACAGCCTTCAAGCCATTGATAGAATTTTTTACACCAATAATACAAAAGATTAGAGATTTTGTAGAAAATCTTGGACCGCTCGGTAAAAAAGCTATAAGTTTTGGTGTTATATTTTTAGGTTTGATACCATCTATAAAACTTTTGACAGTTTCATTTAGATGGTTTTTTACAGGGGCGCTGTCGAGTATTGCAAGGCTTGCAACAGGTTTTGGCAAACTTGGGTCTAGGATTATTGATGTTACCGAACTTGTTGATCGTGGAGCTGGGGCTTTAAAAAATTGGCAAAAGGCAACATCCTTGCCAGGGACAACAAAAGTTCTCTTGTCTGGAAGAAAGCGTGGTGCTATAACAGATGTATCTGGATTGGACCCGTCAGCTCAGCAAGTATTGCAACAGGGTTCAACGCCAACATCTGCTGACCTTAAAAATATTTTTAAACGAGCCATCGGGCTTCCTGTCGGTGGTGATGCATTAACTGGATTAGATGCTGCCATAAAAGCAGTTGATGCAACTGCAGAAACTGCAGCTGATGCTGCCGATGCTGCTGCAACGACTGCTAAATCTGTTAGCGATGGAGTTAGTGAAGCATTAAAGGCTGGGTTTAAAGGAACTGTATTCACTAGCAACAGATTCATGGGGAATACATTTACTGGTGGTCCCGGAGGTGGAGGCACAGGTCGTGGACCTAGAACACCTGGGTCTCCTAGAACACCTGGGTCTCCTAGAACACCTACCGATACAAGACCAACATATGGTCCCCCAGCACCTGGTCCTGTATATGGACCAGCAATGCCGCCTCCAGATACAAGACCAACATATGGTCCGTCCCTGCCTTCAGATGCAAGACCAATTTATGGTCCATCGCTACCTCCATCTGTAACTGGCACAAGCAAGATACCAGCCGGTGGTTTTAGAGTACCAACAACTCCTGTATTGCCATCAATTCCAGGTCCTGAGCCAGTTAAAAAAGCTGCTAAAGCCGCTAAAAAAGCCGTCAAGGAAACAATAGATACTGCAGCGGCATCAGTTGCCACAGCAACTGCAACAGTCGGTGCCGCAGTTGCTGATGTTAGCTCCACAGTTGCATCTGTGGCTGCTGGGGCTGCAGAAACGGTTAGCGAGGGTGTCTCTAGTGCCGTAAGTGCTACTAAAACAGTTGCTAGTGGATCAAAAGTTACAAAAGCTGCAGCTCAAATGACAACACTAAAAGTTTCAGAGATAGTTTCAGTTTATGACAAACTTGGTGTTGCTTTGCCAGATGAATACCAATTCTTAAGAAGTTTAGATAAAGAATGGCAGGTAGCGACAAAAACTAAGCAGAAAGTTCTAAAAGATATAGCTGCACAAGCAAAAGGTGGTGATTTAACAAATCTTGGTGGTCCACTCGGAAGAATCGAGCGCATCGGAAAATCAGAGGTTATCTTTACATCTCCAGAATCAAAGAGATCACTAAAGCCAACTTCAAAACAAATAGCTGAACGTGCTCTTCGACCAGATGTAATGGTCCCATTTGGTCAAGATGAGATTATTGGCGATTTATTAGGAGAGAGACTGAAGAGGGTTCCGAAGGTCGGTTCAACTATTCCTGCAAAAGCAAAGCCATTAGCTGGGGTTATTGAAAATCTTAAAATTAGAGGCAAAAAAATACAAGAAAATATAAATCAATTAGCAGAAACTGGTATGAAAGCAGCTGAGCGTGCGGCGGCTCAGGCTGATAGTGTTCTTAAATATGGTGCTACTGAAACAAAATTGTTAGCTGATGAATTTAAAGGTTTAACACTAACTCCTAAAGATACTGCAGCAGGGGTGATTGAAGTTGAAAGAGAAGTTAGGGTTCTTAGCGAGTATGAAAAAGCAGTTGAAGAGGCAAGAATTGCACAAAAAGAATTTGAAGATCTTACATCGTCTGCATCACAGCAGGATGTGCAAAGATTGGCAAATAAAGCAAAAGCAACTAGAGAAAAAGTTGTCAAGCTTGAAAAGACAAAAAGGAATGTTGTTCGAACAGCAACAAAATTTGATATAGTACCAGCAGCTCCGGTATCTCAAGAGCTGCAAAATTTTAGAGATATAACATCAAGAAAACTACAGCTCTTAGGACCACAAAGAACTCTTTTGCCAAAAGGTGTTAACACACAAGAGCAAGTTAGTAAAGCTCTAGCAAGTGCCGTTGCTCAAGAAAAGATTTTGCTCCCGAAGGGTGGTATTAATCAAAACTTAAAATTAATAGCTGGATATAGAGCTTTAATGGTTGAGAAAATTGAAGCTATAAATAAAGCAATTGACAGTGGCGATGATGTGATTGTTAAAAATCTTAAACAAATCGGTTATAAGAGTAAGCAAGAAATTGCAAAAATGACTAGTAAAACATCTAAAGCTCAGGCTGCAGCTCAGAATCGTGAATTGATAAGAAAACTCGCAGCAAAGTCTGTCCGTCTAGATGAGCTAGATCCAGAGTCGCCAGCTTATGATCCTAATGCTGGGCGTAGATTATTTACAAAAGGCATGGCTGATAAAGTTGCAAACGAGAGGATTGTGCAACAATCTGATAGTCAAATATTAAATAGAATATCTCCAACAACAGATAAAGCTAAAGCTAGTATAATTGCAGAAAGAAATGCTGCAAGAACAAGAAATGCTGCAAAAGAAGCGGATATATTGAATAAAACAATTAATCAGATGACTTCTGATTACACTGTTGAAGCGCAGCAGTCTAGATCTAAAGCAGTTACAGCGTTTAAGAAAACACGTAACGCACTAATAAAGAAATTTGGAAGCATTGAGGCTGCAGAGGTAGCATTAAGTAATGCTGTAAATGCAGAGCTTGCAGTTCAAAAAGGAGCTCTTTCTGCACCAACTGCTGCTGTAAAGAAAGCGGTTTCAAGAACAACGTCAATAGTTGCATCCGGAACTGCGGCAGTTAAAGAAACAGTTGATACTGTAGCAAGAACTGCAAGCAGTGTCCCATTCATATTGAAAGATTCATTGGGTGGGTTCAGAATGTTCCATTCAGCCGCCTCTGAAGCAGTCTCGTCTTCAGTCGTTGCATCTACTAAGACAATTGGATCTGAGATAAGCAGGTTGCTCGATGATGTAATAGTAAGAGCACTTCCGGCTGGATTTGATCCAGCAAAAGCTAAAGTCATGCGTTCTGTCATTGCAGAGGTATTGGCAAAGACACCAATAACAGCAGCAAGTGCGGCAACTCCGGCAGCGCAAAGTTTTATGTCCCATGTTCTTGGCGGCATGGGTGATGATATTGCAAGGGTTATAAATTCACTTGCGCCAGATATTACTTCGGCAATATCTGCCGGTGGCATATCAGCAAAAGGTGGAATTGTGCAAACAGCAAAGGCAAGAGCTGTTGGTTCCTTTAATAAATTGAAATCATTAACTACTGCAAAAATTCTTGGTGATCTAGGAATGCTTAGAACTGGTATTGAGGC